TTCTTCTTCTACATCTTCTTCAAGTGTTTCATATATATCTTGAAGGACTTGAATAACATCCATCATTCTAGTTTCTGATACTGGTATACCAATCGTAAAATCTAAATGCTTTGTATGATTCCAGAAACTACTGTCCAGAGGTAATACATTCTCTGATTCGCTCATCTATCCACCCACTCCCTTGCTTGGTTATTGTGCTGTTTACGTCTTCACCTTCAGGCATGCTAATGATATTAACATTACCTAACTCTCTACTTATTTTCTTGCCAAACTCTAGTCCTGCTGTGTCACCATCTGCTAATACGATGACAACATCAAAGTCATCAAGTATTTTATTATAGTGTGGCTTCCAGTTGTTAGCACCTGGAATACCTACTGTTGGATGTGTAGTTTTAACTGACATCATAATACAATCAAACTCACCTTCGGTAACGCAGATATATTTATCTGCAACAAAACAGGCTTGAGTATTAAACATAGTTGTCTTGCTGCCTACTAGTCCTAGATACTTAGGGTCTTCACCATGCATACTACGAAATCTAATATCAACTACACCTGATGGTGTTATGTATGGTATTGCAAGTCTACCTTTGTATGGTTCATGACCTGGCAGAGGTTCGTCTACCACTCCCAGATGAAATATGTTTGCTTCTTCTACCGATAGACTTCGGCTTTCTAGATAATCCTTTGCTAGTTCTATCTTGCTCACGTATCTCTGTGTTGCCTGTAGTAAGAACTGACGCTGCGAACTTGATAGCCTCACGATAACTCCCTCCTTCTTTGTGCATTATAAGTGAATAGGTGTCGCCTTTAACACCACAACCATGACATATAAATGCATTTATATCATAGTTAACTGCTGCGCTTGCATGACTATCATCATGAAATGGGCACTTCATCTTGCGCCAGCCGCTGCCCATTGCAGGCACGGCTGCGCCTATATAATTGAGATACTCTTCAATGCTTGCCTTGTCCATCTGTATGTCCACCAATCAAGGCTCGTGATAATAAATCTACATAAACATGTCCAGGCATAGTGCAATACCAATCGGCAGGGCTTCCCCTTCCCTTCCGCTTGTGCCACACTACGCCTGTCCATGCTTTATCGTTAGCCATTTCGGTTAACAATTCTTCTATCCATCCACCAAGATTCATCTTGGCATGATTTTTAATCTCTATTGTAACTCCAGGTATACCGCTAATGTCACCTTTATCTAGTGTTGCACCAGCCAGTCGTCTGTCTACATAAGGGAACCACTCTTTAAGATACTTAACTACGTCTCGTTCTGCGCCTGAGCCTTTGGCTTTTGCTGCACTGCTCATTGAACTATTGTTACTTCTAGTTCTGTTTCTTCTTCATTGCGAAGAGTTAACATTTGATTGACTAAATCAATAACTTCTTGTGGTAGTTCTACGCCTTTAGGTAAGAAGGCAATTGCTTCATGCTTTAACATGTTTAATCTCCTTTGTTTTATACTTGTAATACTGTCTGATTATAATCACGGCTAATGTCCTCAAGATACATAGATGCTGGGTCAAATGATAACGATACATATGTGTTGCCAGTAAAGTCTGCTTTGCCATAGCGATTCTTAACTGGGGCTACACACAAGTATGCATCTTGTCCTTGCATCTGTTGTCCTACTGTTAATACCATTGCTGGTATCTGACTAACCATACCTTGTAATGCTGAACGTGGCTGGCATGGATTACCAAACGCACCTTCTTTGGTATGATGTAACACTAATACACATGCATTAGTATCTCTTGCAAGATACTTAAGTTCTTTCATGACTGCACGCATAGCAGCAAACTCTTCGCCACCATCTGTTGCTATATCCATTAGGTTGTCTACTACTATAAGGGTAGGACTTCTACCCCACATAGTTTCAAATGCAGACACTTCATCATCTAAATCTTTTAATGATGGGCTAGGTTCAAATGACCAGTATAAATTACTGAACTCTCTTAAGTATTGTTCGGCTAATCCTGGCTGTGTCTTAAGCATAAGTTCTGCTGCTGACTGTGTTATCCGTGCTTTCATTGCTAGTAAACGCATAGCCATAGTATGTGCATTAGTATCCGCAGAGAAATATAATGTCGGTTGTTTTAATCTTGCTGCGATATGTAATGCAATACTAGACTTGCCTGCGCCTGGAGTTCCAGCAATGATAGTAACTTCTGCTCTACGCAGAATGATTCCTTCACGTTGAAAGGCTTGAAAAGGTGGGGGTAATGGTTCTCCCCCCACCTCTGCTTTGCCTATACTACGGCGTAATGTTTTCATGTGTCCTTCTCATAACACTTATAACAAGTGTAGCCTTCTACATCTTGGTCAAGATTATTGCAATCACAATTTAACATTATGCTTTTGTTTGGTCTGCTACGAATGTAGCAAACTCTGGTGAACCTGCCTTGACATATTGTGTTTGACATTTGGTTGGGTCGCCTTGCTTAGCAGGGCAGAAGTGTCCTTTGTATGGACCAAACTTACCTGTTAAGCCATGAATGCGAGTCATTGCACCGTGAGGACACATACGTGCACCTTGTCCTGGCATTGCTGATGGCTGCTCGCTAATGATTGTTCCGCCAAACTGTGCAGCAACTGTTGCTGCTTGTGGTTGTAATGGAACTGCTGCATTAGCACCGCGCACTGCTGCTTCTAGTTCTGTTGTTGCTGATGCTAGTGATGCGATTGATAATGCAACAACTTGGTCTAGTTCTTCTGCTGTTGTAGCACGCAGTGTTACTAGTGAACCTGCTGCTGACTTAACTGTGATACTGATTGGTGCTTCGCTGTGGGTCATTCATTCTCCTTGATAGGGGTTACTAGAGATTTCTTTGTATCTCTAAAGTTTCTTACTTTCATTGCTAACTCTATACCTTTCCAACCTTGTTTGATGTCAACGAAATGTAGTTCACATTTACCACCGCCTGCTGGCAAGTGGACAATGATTCCTTTGTCTTGATTGACATCTCCCCAAGTCGAACGGGTTGCCGTAGCGGGGTCATACGGCAAGCCGTGTGCGTATACCGCTAACTGCATAGCAATTTTATTTGGGTAGGAAATACTACCAGTCTTTAAGTCAGAGATAAACAACTCACCTTTATATCTAACGATACGGTCAGGTGTGCCTGCTATCTTATACTTATCTAGCACGCAGAACTGTTCGATGTTTACATTCTCAAAGTTCTTTGTTGCATCTGCGTATGCTTGTATGTCAGCAACATAGTCTTCAGGTATAACGCCAAGGTCTTCACCTCTGTCTAACTTTTCTGTAAGAGTATGGATAGCAGTGCCGATAGTAGCCTGTGCTGTTGCACCTGCTGCTTCCATTGCATCTTCTACTAACTTATCCATCTCTAACTTGTTGTCACGTGCTGCACTTGCAGCCAGTAATAAGTCAGGGCGCAGAGTTAATCCTGCTGCTGCCATACGCAACTTCCATGCTACTAATGCAGTGCCATCATCTAATGAACCTGCAACTGTAGTTGTCCGTGTATATGGTATTGCTTTCCCACCTTTCGGTGGGACTACTAGTGGTCTGCCGTATCTATCTCTGGCAATTTCTACTTCCGCCATACTTCTCCTTTGATTAGACTAGTAGTGAGTAGGACAAGGAGAGAGCCAAAACCTACCCACTCTAGTGTCCCCATCATAGCATAGTAGGCAGACTATGCATTGATGTCATGCCCGCAGTTAGGGCAAAGTTTTTGTTTCTTTCTGTATGGTTCATGCGCTATAGCATCACTGTATTCTATGCTGTAATAAATCTTACAACCATTGCGAACACGTGTGCTTCTTAGTATAGCACCAGCCTGATGCAAGACTGACAACACACCACTTGCAGTGCCGTGATGTATCTCTGCTTGTTCACCAAACTCTTTCCAAGTTAGCCCGTTTGCACGGGCTTCTTTTAGTAGTGCTAACGCTTTTTGCTGGTTGTTATATTCCTTACCAGTGCGAAGGTTATACATAGCACGTTGCTGACTAGTCTCTGTTCCTGACCAGCCAGCAGTGCCATTGTATGGGACATAAGTATTACTCATCTATCTCTACATCTGATATTTCAATAGTATCTAGTGATATATCTCCGCTACCTATGCTTAAGTCTATATCGTTTTCGATACAATTAATGGCATCATCTTCGTCTTCGGCTTCGTATCCAGTAACTGTTGCAGTGATATTAATTGTTGCTGTCCACATAGCACGAATTGGTTCGGCTCCGATACTACGTAGGAGTGTGTTGACTTTATCACGAGTGAATGTCGTAGCATTATCTTCCCATTCACCTTCACTAAAGAAGTCACGAACTTTATAGATTGTGTCACGTTCAAACTTCCTTAATGCTGTATTGGTTTGGATGAAGCGTAATACTTCTGCTTCGGTATAAGTTATTGTATCATTTGTTTCTGGATTTGTTATACTGATTGTGTTCATGTTTCCCTCTCGTTGTTGTGTGCTCCGTGTTCGCCACTGGCGGAGCAACCCAGTGAGAAAGTCCCTTATATAGAAAATACATAAACGATATAAGTTCTGCGTTGTTCCTACATGCTTACCCATGTTGAAGCATATAGGAAATCTATGCTGATAGCACTGCTGCCAGTGCTTTGTTCTTGATAGCATCATTGCGCCCAGTAATTGTAGCAAGTGTGCGATTGTTTTCGCCACCACTTGCATAGTAATCTGCATACTCAACTACTGCTTGCCATACACCAAAGGCTGTGCCTTTAATGTTCTCTTGTGTTGGTGATTTGTCATAGATATGCCATGCTTTATCACGTGCAGCCCACGCTATAGTCTGTTGGCGTTGCTCACCACGTGTAAGGAATTGCGCTGGTGTATTTTCAATGACTGGTGGCAGTGACCACACACCTCTGAAGATACGCATTGCTTTGTCCTTGTCTACCTTACGGCGCAATAAATCTGATGCTGTCAATTCATAATGTCCGATAGCATCATACGTAAGAGTAGTGATAGCACGGATGTCTGATACTGATAGCGTTGCATTGGTTGTGTGCTTCATGCTATACATGAGTGGCTTCTTCATCTTACCAGTAATTAACTTACCAATTTGATTAGCGCAAAAGATACGCTCAACAATAGGTCGAATGATTACTGATGATGAACCATCATGTGATGTTTTGGCTAACAAGAACGCAGCATGTGGGTCACCTGCTACTGTTACACCAGTAGGCAACTCCATAAGCATCCATACATTAGCACCTCCATTGTATTCACCTGCTGCATTGTATCGTGCATCACCTGAATCAACAAGTGTATCTAATGCGCTGAATACTTCCATGTTCTGAACAATCTTATACTTTTCACCGACAACACCAATGATTGTATTCTCATTGTCTTTGCCTAGTTTAAGTATGCCTTGTTTCTTTGGCACTTCATAGTAATCAGTTACTGATTCATGCTCACTAACTGGTGTATGCACATAGCCCTGGATAGGGACTGATGTTACTTGCCAGTCTAAGCCTGCTTGTTTGGCTACCTCTACTGCTGAGGTAGCATTTACTGCTGTGCCGCCACGCTTCCAAGCGTTGCGTCTGTTATCTACTAGTGCTTGTGTCATGCGTTAACTCCTTCAAATATACCTGCTGTTACTTTAGGGTGTAAGTCTGCACGCATTTCTGCAAACGATTTAGGTTCCCAGCCTGCTGCATATACACGTTGTAATAGTTTGGCTAATGGATATTCGCTATCGCTATTAGCCAATAACATAATTGCATCTGGTGTTATGCCTTGTTCATATCTAACTTGAGATGCAAGGCATGCTTGTGCTGATTTGTATTTTACTGGTGCACGATTAGTTAATGTAAGCCATGCTTGATAGTGATTATCTGTGGCTTTGTTTAAACCCATTGCATAGTCACGCACCTGTAGGTCTGTGTTAAGTGCAAAGATTAATGCTGCTGTTTCATCATCTGTTAGTGTGCTGTTTGGATATGTAGTTATATATTGCTCTACCAAACGAGCATGCTTTTGTTGCCATGCTGAACCCATTTCATGGTTAGCCTCATCGTGTGATTCTGATATTGCTTGTATCTTATTTGATAGTTCTTGTTTTGTCATTTTCTTTTTCATTGCTCTCTCTTTTAGTAGTAGTAGTGTTTACGGTGGAATGACCAAGCAACCGATGGTTTTTCATACCGATGCTTGATATACGCCAGCCCCCGCGCAACTTGTTGCGGGGCTGGTGTTCCTTCTGGTGTGTTAAGGACTTGTGCTATGCCATATGCTGTGGACTTAGGATTTTTTGCTTCGTGTCGCCAATTACTTTCAGCAGTCCACAATTTTTTTAATGCTTTCCATTCATTGCGATTCCATTCAGGGTAATGCATTAGTATGTAAGCACGTGCATATCGTTTAGACATATAAGGTGTCCATTTAAATGAACCTATATCTATACATTCAAAGGTATGTTCAACTACATTTACATGTGACTTGAACGGTATGCTTATGAGCGTGGTTAGTGATAGAACTAATGTGCTCCCTACAGATAGAGCACGTCTTACTTGTTGTTGCATAGCAACTCCTAGTCTAGTGTATGCATCTCATCGTATAGTATATCAGGGTCTGGGCTATCTGCTCCGCAGTTATTTTCTTCATGGCGTTCATCGCATGTAAAGCATGACTTGTTATCTCCGCCACCCATGCTATCGCTTGGTTCTTGTGGTTGTTCTGTCATTACTCTACTTCTACCCATGCCATTGCTACACGGAGCAAGTTGTCGTAGTCTCCTGACATAGACTCACGCATATACTTATTGACTTCATCAGGTGTAGCGCCAGCATTCTTAAGAGCACGGCTTACCTTAGCCATGATAGCCATAGCATTGCCGTCTTCTCCTACTAGTTTTACTGTGATTGGATACTTGGTTGTTGTCATTGCTCTCTCCTTTATTTGTAGTTATCTATCCGCATACGTGCTATGCGGTTAGCCTTAAGGCGTTCCTTAAGAAATCTATTTTGTTTCATTAATATTACATTGCTATACGTTAGCAATACTATCATAAGTATAGACATGCCTAACGCTATAAGTGTAGCAGTTATATCGCTTGCTGAGAAATACATAGTATATCCTTGTCTGTAATTGTAGTGGACTTGTTGTTGTCTAATGAGGTTACGGTATATGGGCAAGAAAAAGCAGGATAGACCGAAGCCTATCCTGCCTTTGCTCTCTTGATTAGTCTGCGATTACTTCGTATACTTCAAGTTGTAATTGTGGTGCTCGGCGTGCTGACTCAGCCACATTTTGACGGCGGTCAAAGTGTGTAACTAAGCGACCTGTTAGTGTTACTACTGTTGTTTCTTCTGCGCCTTGACGAGATACATCAAGACTTTTAAGTGTGTTAACTACGTTGTTATCTTTACCGATGATGTTAATGCCTGCTACATATACGATGCGGTCTGCATTATCATTGCTGAATCGGCTTACGTCACGCTGATTTAGCCAGCCAGTCATTAGTGTTCCTTGTGTGCCCGTATATTCTCTGATGTTCTTTAGTGTGCCTTGAATTGTTACTGTGTTTTGCATTTGTTTCTCCTTGTTTTCGTAGGTGGCAGGCTGCCCTGCCGTAAGGCAGCAGGGCAGTATGCCTTTGATTAGTTTTGTTTAGTTAGTATTTCTGTTATGTGTTTGTATGCTATTATGATACCTGTTTGTATTTTCCAGCCTGTGCTCATGTATTCTAGCCTTTCGCGTTTCTTTATTGCTTGGGTTAGTTCCATTTCTATTTGGCACATTTTACAATCAGGTATATTGCAGTTCCAGCCTTTGCAGTTCATCTTACATTCCTTTCTAGTGGTTTATCGCAATCTTGGCATTCATTGAACTGCTTGGGTGTTAGTAAGTAGCACCAAGGGCAGGTGGTTTCACGCATGGCTTGCGTGTAATCATCTAACTCCCATAGGTTATCAAGTTCTCCGCCGTCTATTAGTTGTGCGATAGGTGGTAAGAACTCATGTCTTGTGTTGTATTCGTTATCGTTATCTAGGAACTTAACACTTAGTTCCACAAGGTGGCACCTGTCGTCCCATATTTCCACCATTTTGACTATCTTGCCAGCCTTCCCTGTTACTGTTTGTGAATCAATCCACTCACTACCACTGTGGTCTTCGTTTTTCCTGAACCAAGGGTGTGCATACTGGTCGTTACCTTCGTCCACTATATCGTGGGCTAGGTCTGATAGTCTTGCTTCTTGCTCTTCTATACATGGTCTACATCTGTAGTCGTAGTCATCTAGGTATACGCAATCGTTGCATTGTGTTGATACGCTGATACCGTTAGATGTATATTCGTTACTCATGCTTGCTCTCCTTTTCTGTGAACCGCCTACCGATTTGATAGGCGGTGAACTTACTTATTTAACAGGCTTACTATTACATCTCCATGGCAACTTAATGGAGCGCAATAGCACACTAAGCCTTCATATCTTTCTAGTGGCTTTAGCCACTCTGGCTCTTGAGCCAGTCGCTTTTCAGCATAGGCACGGAACCGAGCAATAACTTCTACTCGGTTTCCATCTTTACCTATTATGAAGGGGTTACCCCAAGGGCTTCCCCTTCCTATATACTTAGCATTATCGGGTGCTTTCCCGATTTTATATACCAGCATACTTATGCCTCCACTCTCTTGGTAGGGATTCCTGCTTTTTCCGCACGCTCAGCAGTATCTGAAGCACCACGGCTTTTATCTTTAATGAACGCTAGGCAAGCATCAGCACCTAGCGTGACCATCAACTGATTTCGCTTGAAACCTGCTGACTTACCAAATTTATCCCATTCTGCTGGGTGCTTTTCAACAACCCAACCGAGGTCGCGAGCCAGTGACTCGCACATATAATCAGCACCACGGATAGCATTACCGCTGACTAGGGTTACATCAGTTCCATGCTCACGCACAATCTCACGCAACTCAAGAAGGATAGTTTTCTTATCTTCCCAAGCACGTGAACCAGTAATCAACAATCTAAACATAACAACTCCAATCAATATAACTTCGTATTCAATTTGAATACAAAGCAAGACATAAGGGGATAGAAGGGAATTGTCAAGCAGGGCGTTTTTCCCTGCTTGATAAGGAATGAATATCCCCTACCGAAGCCG